AACTCGATGACATGGAGGCAAAGAGGGACTTTTTCAAAAATTTAGACGATGAAACAGTGAAGGAACTCTTGAGACTCAAGACGAAACTCTCAAGAAATCCAGGACTCCAGGGAAGGGAATATGATGTGATCACAACTCTGCGAAATAATTTTTGTTAGTGTATAGTAAATGGCGTTCTTGCTTCCGCTTATAGGTTTGGACGCACTTGGTGTATCTGTACCAGGCGCGGGATTATTTACCGCACCCGTTGTTGCTTTTCAAAAAGACAAAGATCTTGATATGAGCACCTTGATATCTCTTATATGTTCGTGCATGTGTTCGGTTATGATTGTCCAGAGAATGATAAATTTTCCAGTTAAATCACCACCTTTCATGATGATGTTGGCTGCCTGTTGTTTATCAAGTTGTTGCTCGTCGGTGATGGTAACCAAAGATACTTATGATAGATTCACACGTAAATCCGAATAATTAGAAAAAATCATCCGTTCTGTACATATTCACCCCGAATGAACCAGTCTTACCAGTTACTGAGACTGTTTCATTCCCATAGAGTTCTTCACAGCCAATGTCCTCCATACAATCGCGTGCGTTGTGGGAGACTGGGAGTGGGTAGAGGTTTTCACCCCCAGTTGTGGTGTAGTAATGATAGCGATCGCGTCGCCCCCGAACCTCCTTTCCATATAGGGGAAGGGTCTCGCCATCCCCCACGAGCACACCCATCTGTTGCATGTGACCAGGTTTGTACTGCTTGATTGGCGCGTCTCTAAATTCTGGACTGCGTCGTGGTTGGCGTCGCTCCACCTCAATGCGTGGTGGCACTGGCATCACTGGAACTTCCACTGGAACTTCAACCACCTTGGGGTTAAACCACGTGTAAGTTAAAACGAGGCCGAGCACAACAACGGTTGACCACAGAACCTGATTCTTTGTCTTGTTCTTCATTTATATTAGTTAAGGAATATTATTCAGATAAAGACAATGAAGGTACTCGCCATCGATATCGGCTACCACAATATGGGTCTCGTTCTCGCTGAATGTGGGAAAGGTCCCAAAGTTGATGTGGAGTTTATAAAGAAGGTAAGTTTGGGAGACTATAAATACATATACTCAAATGACATCGTTGACCTCGTTCCTTTATTTGTAGACGCACACAAACACATCTTTGAAGCCGCCGACACCATACTTATAGAGAGACAACCACCTGGGGGTCTCACAAATATCGAGGTACTTCTACATTACATGTTCAAAGATAAAGTCGTCTTGGTTTCACCTGTGAGCATGCATACACATTTCGGTATGAGACACCTAAACTACGAGGAGCGCAAAGAGAGGACGGTATCTATCGCAGATAAATATATTGACGGTGAGATACCCTACGAGAGAAAACATGATATAGCCGATGCGCTCTGTATGATTGTCTATTACAACTTTAAGGTGTCTGTGCATTTCTTTGATCGCTTTCGGCTTGACGCCGCTCGGCTCTAATAATTTCAAGTGCGTTCGCCACGGACTCTAAGGCATCAAACATCGTCGCCGCACTTCGGTTCTTACAACATTTTCTAATATTTTCAATGTTGTGTTCAAAAGAATTCTTCTCCCGCTCCCGTCGCAATTCAATGGATTTTATGAGTTGTTGAAGTCTCACAATTTCAGAATCAAGTTTGTCCGTAATGGTTTCAATGGCTTCGTCCATCTTTATGGTCTCTTCGTCGTACCAGTCTAGGGAGCGCTTGAGAAGTTCCTTCTTCACCTGGGACTTTGTTCTCTCCAACTGCTTCTCAATTCTGTCAATTTTGTCATCAATGATTTGGAGGTTATTGAGGTACTTTTCGTGATGAAACTCCTTCGCCTGTTCCAACGCCGCAATTTGTTGCTTGATGTCCTTGATTTCCATTTTGGTCTACAAGATCTTCGCTCCAAAACTTTATACCAAGAAACCTTTCGTGATAATCTAAGATCAGTTTTATAGTTTCTGATCTTAGACAACCAGTGAGTTTATCTTTGATTTCTGTCCCCTTGTAGAAATTGTACTCTTTCCGGAGACGAGCAACTTCTTCTTCGCGCCAGCTGGACATTTACTTGGGGGTTTTACCAGACATCACTGTTCTTAGGTCATCAATAAACATATCAAAGCGTCCAAGACGATACTGGACGAGCGCCCATAAGAAGAAGAATACAGTCTTTGTGAGATTGTTTACATCGTTATCTTCCATCTTATATATGGGACTGACAACTCGGTGCATGAAAGTCTCCTCCTTTTGTTGCCCTGTAACATACATCTCTGCCTGCGTTAAAGCACAGGTGTCATCGTTGACCGACCAATGATAAAACAAAAATGGGATAAGTATTGAATAAAACTCAAGGTTTCTACGATCATTCGTAAATGGAACCACAAGAATACCAATGAGGAACACAAGATGAATCCAAAATATTATATTCATCTATTATAAAATGAACCAAGAAATTTTTGACGACCAATTAATCAAACAACAAGCACTTGAACATCGTCGCGATAGTTGGAATGAGCAACATGAAAACATACTGCGTCAATGGGGTGAAGCCTCGGGGTGCTACAGATACATGCATCACAGAGCGTTCCTCATGTACAAGGGTTTGAGCATGCGTTTTACTTTGCCCGTCATTGTGCTCTCAACACTCACGGGTACCGCGAACTTTGCCCAAGAACAGTTCCCCGAGAACCTCCGTGGTATGGTTCCATCTGTGATTGGTGGTCTCAACCTCATCGCAGGTCTCATTGCCACCATCATGCAGTTCCTGAAGATTAATGAACTGATGGAGAATCACAAGGCGGCGGCACTCTCATTTGGTCTTCTCTCTAGAAACATTAGATTAGAATTAGCTCTCGCACGTGAAGAACGTAGTACCGATGGTTTGGAGTATGTGACCAGGTGTAAGAATGAGTATGATCGCCTAATTGAGCAATCACCCACCGTACCATCAACCATCCTCGCGGAATTTGAGAAGGAATACCCCCTCGACAATACATTCACAAAGCCAGAGATCCTTGACGTTCGGGCGATCCCCAAACTCAGACTTCCAGGTTTCACAAATATGAAACAGGGTGCCAGTGTCCTCGCGGAGGTAACAAAGAAGGGGCCATTCGCCAAGATTGGTGAGCTCGTCAAGTCAAAGGGGGAATATAATGCGAAGACAAAGATGTTGGAGGAGATGGAACTCACATCTGTGGCGTCTGAAGAGCCTGAAGACGAGCCAGACGTTGAGCAAGGTACACAAGAAGAATGAGAATGATCATGTTAGTTAAACCCGCACACACAGCATATGGTAAAATTTTCCTTCTTAAAGGTTTTACGATACGTTCTTGTAGTGCGTCATTCTCGAGCACTAAATCTATGGCTTGATTAGTAAGATCATCAATGGATTCTTTCATTAAAATAATCGAACAAAAAAAGAAAGAGCCTGTTGACACACTTCACACGAAGCAGATTGATCTATTGAAGAAGTACATTCGAGAGAGAAGGAATGTGTTCATATGTGGTGCTTCGGGGGTTGGTAAGAGTTATGTTCTCAACGCTGTACTCAATGAATCAAATAGTCTTGAGATTGTCCAAGAGCATCTCAAGAGCAAGTCCCCCTTCCTGACCTTCATAAGGGGTGCCGCGAAGCATGCGTTTATTGAGGATTACAGTCAAGAGTTTAAAAGTCTCGTGGAGCGCGTCTCTGACGGGGAGAGACTTACCCGTGGATCTCTCGTGGTCACATCTCCGACGATGTGCATGTTTCCAAACTTTGAGACCATTTTCATACCCAAGCACAAACCAGATAAATTATTGACTCTCACAGAGGATCGTTCGGCGCAAGCCGAGAATGCGGCGCTCCGATGTAATGGCAACATCAGAGACTTCTTTTCATACCTGGATGACTACGAGGAAAAGGATGTGTTCAAAACACCCAAGGAGTTTATTGCGGATGTTCTCACGGATCCAAAGTTTACAAGGATTCCAGATAGGATTCACGAACACGGTCACGTTTGGGACATATTTCAGGAAAATTACTTGGATTCGGTGGGTGTTGACTATGCGAGGGCATCTTTTGCGTTTTCAGATGCCGATTTCTACGACGACTATATGTACACCACAGGTGATTGGACTCTCATGCCATATTTCATATTGAACGCCCTCTCCATACCAAAGGCAGTGCTCGGTAAACCACTCGTGAGAGATAAGATTAGACCTGGGAGTGGTTGGACAAAGTTTGGCAACTATAGGATGCGAAGTCAAAAGCTTAGGGATATTCAGAGACGGTGTGGTACTCAGTTGAATGTGGAAGACCTGTGTCTATTGAAAAGGTACGCTGAAAGTGATCAATTGGAACCAATGCTACAATATGGTTTAACTCCACAAGACTTTGATGTCATGAACCACCTCGCGGTGGGAAATAAGTTAAAACAGAGAGACGTGACGAGAGTAAAGAAAGCATTGAAGAATGCCATCGCAGAAAGAAGTTGAGAAGATTTTTGAAAACATCCTCAATGGGGGTACCAAAATCGTTGAAGAGGAAGAACCTGAAGTCACAAAGACTATTGGTAATGAAATCCACTTCTACGGTGAGATCACCCCTGAGAATACCCTTGAGTTTGTTGAGAACTTTCGAAAGTTGGAAACCAGTCTTCTCAAGCAAAAGGCTGATCTCATTGGCTACGAACCCGAGATCCGTATTCATATCATGAGTGAGGGTGGGGATATGTTTTCGGGATTTACCCTCAAGAATGTCATTGAAAAGTCTCGTGTCAAGGTTATCACCATCGCCCAAGGTGCCTGCTGCTCTGCGGCCACTTTCATGTTCTTGGGTGGATCAGAACGTCGCATGGGTGAGAATGCGTACCTTTTGATTCATCAGTTGAGCACAGACTTTTGGGGAAAGTACCAAGATCTCAAGAATGAGATGAAGAGTTGTGACAAGTTTATGGCGTCCCTCAAGAGGATGTACATGACCAAGACTGAGATCCCCGAAAAGAAGTTTAAGAAATTGATGAAGAAAGACCTCTTTTTGTCGGCATCAAAGTGTCTAAAGTATAAGATTGCGCACGCGATTGACTAATAGTCACAGCTCTTTTGTAAAGGCCTAGACAACATAAAATTATAAACGCAATGGCAAATGTATTCGCATTCATAGGAATGCTCGTGCGTTCTGGAGGCCTAAGTCGCTCCATTCTACCATAATTTACAACTGGTATCATATTTAAAGTTGAGAAATTAATTAATCGTACAATGGAACGCCTTATCCGCGAAGATAAAAATGGTCGCAAGCGGTTTACCGATATCACCGTGGAAGATCTCGGTGATGGTACCGCCGATATCGTGAAGACCACTGGTATGGTTGGAAGTGACAAGACGATCGTTTCTCGAACCAATGTCAAGACTGGCTACGAGAAAGCTCTCGCGAGGGCACAAACTATGTGGAACAATGAAAATACAAAGGTGACCCAAATCCTTCCAATGTTGGCCAACAAGTGGGAAGATCGGGAAAAGTATATCTCTGAACCCTTTTATGTTCAACCCAAATTGGACGGTGTGCGTCTCCTCGTGTCCAGGGGTGGTTGCTTTTCACGAACTGGTAAGGTCGTCAAGGGTGTTGATCACCTCGCCACGAAATTGAAGGATGGTGAGTGGTTGGATGGGGAGTGCTACGCCCCAAATATGACTTTTGAAGATCTCACGAGTGCGTTCAAGATGGATCCCAAAAGTTTGGAGTTCCACGCCTTTGACTATTTTGACACCAATCGCCCAAATCTTCCATTTGCTGAGAGACAGCGGATACTCAAGGATAAGACAAAAACCGTCGTGGATACCATTCTCGTCCCCAAAAAGTCTCAAATGTCCAAGTATCATAGAAAGTTTGTTGATCAAGGGCATGAGGGTATTATGATCCGAGAAACGACGAGTACATATGAGATTGGAAAGAGAAGTAACTACCTCCTCAAGTTCAAGGAGTTCCAAACGGAGGAGTATGAAATTGTTGGTGCCAAGACGGGTCACGGGAGGGACGCCAATGCGGTTGTGTGGGTCTGTAAGGCTCCCAATGGTCACGAGTTTACAGTGAAACCTGAGGGTACCATTAAGGTCAGGGAGAGGTACTACAGTGAGAGAGACCAGTACTTGGGAAAGCAGCTCACGGTACGCTTCCAAAACCTGACAGCCCTCGGTGTTCCGAGATTTCCCGTGGGTGTGACAATTCGGGACTATGAATAATGTCAGGGGAAAGTAAATGAACACAAAACTTGCGGTGGATGTCGATGAGGTTCTCGTTAATCTACTTGAACCAATGGCCAGGTGGCGGGGTGTTGCCCTACCAACGAGACCAAAATATAAGTATCTGTATAGGGAAGTTTTCAATTGTACAGAAGAACAATCCCAAGAAATCCTCCACAAGTTTTATCGTTCCAAAGACTTCCTTTACCTCAAACCAATCATTGGTTCGCAACCAGCTATGATAAACTATAGGAGGGTGTTTGATAAGATGTATGTGGTGACGGGTCGTCAAGAAGCTGTGCGTGAAACCACAGAACTTTGGATTGACCGCTTTTTCCCAGGTATCTTTGATGATGTCATTCTCACAAATAGTTTTACAGAGAATGAAATCAAAAAGGTTGATGTCTGTCGCGCACTTGGCATTGGTTGTATTATTGATGACAGCATTGATACATGCAACGAATGTATTGAATCTGGTATGGAAGCCATTAATTTCATCGGTGACGATGTCTACCCATGGTGTGAACCGAGTGAAATCAGTCTACGGGGGTGGGGAGGTAAACAAAATGGGGTTGTTGAGATTTAATAACATTCAATGTAGAGAATGACACGATCCTCTTCGGATGTATTCTCCGCCCAGTGAGGGAACCTCGCATTCATCACGAGATGTTTACCATCTTCTTCTGAGGTTACACCGAGGGTTTGGTGGTGGAGGTAGCATCCTTTGGGACATTTTAGACCCAGGTGATACGTACATTTGTAATTAGATCCAACTGGGTCTGTATGCTCCTTTAACTTTACACCCCCTTTCATGAGAGCAAAGCCAGCGATATGTATACCATTGATTTGAGAAAGTAACGCATACGTCTTGGGACACTTGAGACAGTTACCCAATACAGGCTTGCCTGCCCAAATTAACGGCCAACTAATCCAATCCTCCTGTACGTGATCTTGGCCACCTTTGAGCCAACCACACTTTCCAGATGTATATTGAGCCACAACTTCCTTTAAAAGTTCGGAACCTTCCCATTCACCCGTCGGCCTCGGTTTTTCCGAAATGAATACATCGGGAAGTTCATCCAGTTCAGCTCTGATATCTTTCCAATAGTCCTTGAGTTCTTTGAGCTTCATTAAAATATGAATTGATAATATTTTTACAATTTGGAACACAAATAGTAAAAATAGTAGAATGCTCCTAGAGAGTATCGATCTCTCTTCTTGCTGTCTCTTATACACATCTGACGCTGCCGACGACTCCTTACGTGT